TTACTGGCCTGCTTGTTTCTTATGTTCCGCAATAAGGTTATCGATCCACTCTTGAATCTCCGTTGATGTCCAACGAGAGTTGCGTCCGTCTTTAACGGGTTTTGGGAATGTCCCTTCTTTGATTCTCAGGTAGATGGTTGTACGGTCATAACCGACAACCCTCTCTACTCGCGCGATTGTTAACAGTTCACATGTAATCATCGTAAGCCTCTCTTTTTCATGGCCTCAAGTAAGATGTCTTGTACTTCACGTTTTGAATCCCGCCGTTCTTTTACCAGCTCGTCTACCGTATCTTTGGCGATAATGTGGTAAATCCATACCGGGCGTTTGTGGCCTGCCTGTGCTTGCCGTGTGGGGCCGATACGCTCAATGATTTGCTGATACTGTTCCAGATCCCACCAGTGGGAGAAGAACGCCAAAATATTGCCGCCGTCTTGCAAATTAAGGCCGTGGCCTGCGCTGGCAGGGTGGGCGAATAGCACCGGTATTAATCCTGCGTTCCAATCGCGCTGGGTTTGTGGGTCTGCGTCCAGGTGGCGACCTTTGGGAAAGGCTTTTAACAAACGGGCTAGGTCGCTTTTGAAATGGTAAGCGACGAGAACCGGCATACCACTGGCCTCCGCAACGATACTTTCCAGCGCTTGTAGCTTGGCGTCGTGTATCTCCGTCCAGTTGCCCGCCTCGTCGGTATAGATAGCGCCGCTGGCAAGCTGTAAACACTTCATCGTTTTAGACGCTGCGTTCATTGCTTCGATATCGTGGTCGCCAATTTGCAAAAACATCTCCTTTTCCATTTCTTTATACTGGCTGCGGGCTTTAGGACTAAGGCCAACGCGCACCACGCTATGAATAGGTTCATCGATATCAAACCAGTCGGTAGCATCAAGGGAGATAGTCACATCACGCAGGGCATCTTGCATTTGCTGCTGCGCACACTCTCGCGGTTCAATCTTATTAAAACCGGTAGTGCCGATCGGGATGCGGTTAAACCAGCGGTCAGTGAAAGCGCTGAATGTCCGGCCTAGCCGCTGGCCTTTATCCAAAAACCACGCTTGCCCCCATAAATCCTGTAAGCCATTTGGCGCGGGGGTACCTGAGAGGTTCACCCAACGGCCTGATCTGTGTGCAACTTTTGCCAGTGCCGCCGCACGCTTACCGCCTTTACGCAGGCGAAAGGATTTAAGGCGGGTACTTTCATCGGCGATAACCGTACCGAACGGCCATTCGCCGTCGAGCGTCTCTATCAGCCAAACGAGGTTGTCGTAATTTGTGGTGAACACGCTGGCGTTAGGGTTACGCAGCGCAGCTAAACGTTCCTGCGCGGTACCGACCACCGGTTGCATTTCGATATTGCGCAGGTGATCCCACTTATCCACTTCATCCGGCCACGTGGAGCGGGCAACCCGCAACGGCGCGAGAACTAACGCCGGTTTTGTTTCGCTGCCAGACATAAACAGATCTTCAAGACTGGTCAGCGTCGCCACGGTTTTACCCATGCCCATACCTGCCCAAACATTTGAGCGGGGGGCGTCTATTTCGTGGAGGATTATTTGGTTTTGGTATTTGTGGGGGATGAACTTTTTCACAATATCCCCTCTAGGTCTTTAGAATTCAATACGTGCACGATGAAACCCAATGCGCGTAATTTTTCATGCTCCCTAAGTTGGGCCGAAGTAGGTTTTTCGCCTGGCGCTTTGCACTCAACAAAAATCACCTTGCCATCAGGCAGAAGCACCAGCCGATCCGGTACTGAACGGCGGCCGGGGGAAACGAATTTGTAGGCTATCCCTCCGGATTTCTTCACTTCTTTGACGAGATTGTCTTCTATCGAGTCTTCACGGATGTAGGCCATTGGCTGCACCTTCTTTGAATTTCTCGCGAGCGATCTGCATGATGCAGAAATCTGAACGGTTTTCGCTCCACTCCTGATTAAGAGGATTACGTGAAGTGCGAGCGGCTTTTGTCCAGACCTTGGCGGCCCTCCGGTAATCACCCTCGCGTTCAATTTGCGCAGCCTCGCGCGCAGCCCGATAGTAGAGCGGGCTGTCATGATTTTTAAATGACATAGGGTTAGTCCTTCTGAAAGCATATCCAGTGAGTTTTTGCTCTAGCGCCGGATGGGTGGCCAAACGCCGGTTTATGGTCAGTGAGCGCCAATATCTCGCGGGTCGGTATCTGTGTTTCATTCCATTTGAATATCAGCGTTCCATGCTGACGCAGCACTCGAAAGCCTTCACGGAAACCAGCGGCTAAATCATCGCGCCATGTATCCCTGTTCAGTACGCCGTATTTCTTGCGCTGCCAGCCATTTTGACCCGCGCGGGACAGGTGGGGCGGGTCGAATACAACCATGTTGAATGATTCATCACTAAATGGCAGATTGCGGAAATCGAGCAATACATCCGGCTTAACTTCGAGGCTGCGCCCGTCACAAAGGATGTGTGACTCACTACGGATATCGCCGAACACAACATTAGGGTTGGTGCGGTCGAACCAGAACATGCGGCTGCCGCAGCACATATCGAGAATGTTTCTCTCCATTTGCATCGCTATTCCTTACGGTAGTGATAAGCCTCGAACCCGCCAGCGGAGAGCGGCAGGTCTAAAGCCCATTCGGGACAGGTAGCGAGAAGTTCGCTTAATTTATCGGAGGTGAATGCGTCAGTGTCCGGCGCTTCGGTTAATACTTCATCGTGGACGGTTAGTGTGATTTCGTAGCCACTGGCCTCGATTAAAGGCATGTTGTTTGCCATCACATCGCGGGCCGCTGCCTGAGTAACGTTTTCTGCTAACTTACCGCCGTAGGTTTTTAGGCGCTGCCATTTACGGCTGTAGGTATTGACGCCCATGTAGCTGATTTTATCCCCCTCGATACGGATACCGGGATAACAAACGGAACGGCCAGAGGGGAGTTGAATTCGTAGCCAACTACCATCACGGCGGATCTTCAACTTGCGACAAACAAACGTTTTTTTGGGGTTAATGATTGCGCGACGTACGGTATTTTCAATTTCACTCCAGAAAGAAACCGTTTCTGTATGCGCATTTCGCCACATCCGTTTTAATGAATCACAGGCGATAAATACCTGTTCCGAAAGGCCGTAGGTGCGTTTTTGTTTTACAGAGGCTTGATACCAACTTTGTGCCTCACGCTGTATTGATGCGGGGACGTTTGGTAATGCCGCTTTCGCTAGCTCGTCCAGATCAAGCCCGTAGACAAGGGCGAAGGTCAGGAACGCCGCGACGCCACCACCGAAACCTAGCCCCAACTCCATCACCTTACCGATTTGGCGCTGGAGTTTATCGACATCATCCGGCGATATATTAAATGCTCGGGCATAGGCCAGCTTGTAGAGGTCTGGCCCTTCGCGCAGTGCTTCGCCTTCCTCGTCATAGCCAATGATGGTGTCGTAATCGCGGAAAGCCTGTAACTTCCACTCTTCGCCCGCCAGCCATGCCAAAACACGGCCCTCGATATTGGAAAGGTCAGAGACAACCAGCTTTTTACCCTTGGGGGCTACAATGCAACCGCGCAGAGCTGAACTGATTAATTCCATTACGTTATCGAATAGCAGGTCAGCACAACCCGCTTTTAACGCTTCGATACCGGTGTCTATGGTTTCCTGATCCAGAACAGGGCGGGGGAGGTTTTGCGGTTGAAATAAGCGGCCTGCCCAACGTCCGGTGCGGCTGGCTCCGCAGAATTGCAAAGTACCGCGTAAGCGTCCGTCTTTGCTCACACCTTTGAGTAATGTTTTGTATTTGCTGGTACTGGTGGTGCTGGCCTGTAAACGGATTGCCAGCAGTTCGCGCAGTTCAATCGGCAAATCAGGGTCACTAATCCGCCTTTGTATCGTGCTGGCCTGCATATCTGGCAGCGTTACGCCAAAGGCTTCAACGATATGTTTAAGCAATACGTCGCGCTGTGTTGCCGCTTGTACCTCGTTATCGGTTAAATCTTGCGTACGCACGGCCAACCGCTTTTGTTCTATCTCAACCGCGGATACAGCGGCTTCCGCTAGTACGGTGTCCATCTGTACGCCACGGTCATTGATGCGCTGATCAAAATGCCAGAGTGCCAACTCATTACCCTGGTAATTCCAGACGGGCAGTTTCTTATCAATTTCGCGCATCGCTTCAATATCAAGGCCCGCATAGTCGACAAACCGTTTCCATTCTTCAGGGTGGGTTTGCTTAGTTGCGCGACGAATAGCTGAGTTTTTAGCGCGTGGTTTACAGAACAACTGGATCAGCGCCTTACCTGCTTTGTCCTTGGCTTTGTCCTGTTCTACCCCGAGAATATCGCACAAATCAGACAGCGAACCCGGCAGGCCGTGGGCCAACGCTTTAACCATGGTATCGCGCCAGCGGGTAACATCGCCCGTAACAAGTCGAGGCCACTTGTAACTCGTTAGGTGTTTACGCAATACTGTGCGGTCGAATTGGCTGTTGTGGGCGTAGACAAGCGTCTCGCTATCACGTAGCGCGGTGTACAGTGGCATAGGTAAATTCTTGGGTTCTGTAAATTCGTGCGCACTGACTGGGCCGTCGTCGATGGCCCATGCGATAAGCATTATCTCTGCATCAGCGGCGTAGGCATGGGTACCGTTTCGGATGGGTGTTTCGCTGTAGGTTTCGAGGTCTAGCCAGAGTATCTGGGGCATAAAAGTCGCCTTCTATTGATGTGCTTTGAACAGCAGGCACAACGCCCGCTCGTCAAAACACCCCCGCACAGAGCGGGGATGGGTTAACTTACGAAACTAATCAAGGGGATAGCCGTCTAAAACGTGGGCCACTGATACGCCTTCTTTAACTTTCTCGACGATAGAGTTAAAGGCGTCTTCAACCACACGCTCAGGGTTAACAAGTTTGAAAGTAAAGGTTAATTTGCCCTCACGCAGGCGATAGCGCAGACGGGCTTGTACTTCGTAGCTTTCGCCGTTGTGGAACGGAGCCAGACCGAGGGTGATAAGCTCCGGTACCTCGATGGTGCCTTTCTCATTCTCATCGCTGTAGTTGAACTGGAATTCGCCAGTAGCCAGACGCATAGCGGAACCGAAGACCGCTTTACGGATAACTTGGAACTTGGTAGCGATTTCCAGTAATTCCGCACCGGTTGGGTTAACAACGTCGGCGGCGCGGTCTTCCAGCAGTTCGGCAAACTGTTCCTGGCTAAGCGTCTGGCCGTCGTACTTCTGCCAAATCTTCCACGCTTTCGACAATTCGCAGCTATAGCTCGCGCGGTGGTCGTTCCACGTTGGTGCCGCCGAGGTCACCGCATGGTCAATAACTGCTTGTAAACTGTTGCTTTCGCTGTTTGCTAGAATAGTAGTGCCTGTGTTAGCGAAACGAACGCAATAAGCGATAAAGCTGGCGGCAGACAACAAAACAACTCGCTGGCGCATACGGCGAGGCGCGGGTAAGTAATCTTCCAGATCCTGCACGTGATAGCCGTCTGGCACCTGCACCAGCGGATTTCCCGCCACCTCCAACACAGTCTGCGCGGTGGTGAGTGCCAGTAACGAATTAACTTCGGTCATTGTTCTTTCCTTCTACCTGATAAAAAGAACCCCAGCATTTGCCGGGAGGATTGGGTACTACTGAACCTTGCGCAGCGGTGCGGCTTCCTGCTCTGGTAGTGTTCGGCGCTGGCTGTCGATGCCTTCCACTTGCTTCAACTCGGTGAAGTTCTGCGCCGGGTCGTTACGCAACAAATCGCCATCGGCGGTAGTCCACATAATGGTTTCGGCACGTTCACCCTCTGGCAACTTGCAGGCCACCACCGGGGAGATCTTCACGACATCCTCGTTTGCCTTGTTGAACATGCTGATTTTCAAGGTCAGCGTAAGGGAACCGGCTTTACCTGTTTCGCGTACGGCTTTGACGAGTTCGGCAAGGTGTTCCGTCAACTCATCGTTTAAGGTGCCTTTATTCAGATGCACCAGATTTTGGTTAAAGGGGGTGGTGGTTAGCATTGGCGATACTCCTGCAGGGGGGTGAAAAGCCCCGCATACCGCGCCGGGGATACCCACTGACATACCGTCAAACGTTGCTCACCAACGGGCGTTGGAAGCGGCTACCGATCAACTCAACCGAGGTGAACCTGTCGATGTGGCGAATATCGACGGCGTATTCGACGCGCATTTTATTGCCCGCGACGGCAGCAACTTTGCCGAGCAGCCCGCAGAAATAGCCTCTCGTCCGATAGTTGAAAGCGAAGCCACTTTCCAACCAGAAAAAACCACAGCGGAGACGGCGACACAAGAGGCCGATCCTGTTCTGCGCGATATCAATAACGCCGATCAGGTATTGGCAAAACTGGGTGATATTGCGGTCAGGGTGGAAGACGAAAGCGGTAATACCCAGCAGCGTTCAGCAAAAGAGATGTTACTCGAAGATGAGCAGGCAATCAGCCATGCAAATAACGAGGCTAAAGGTTTTATGGCCGCTATTGAATGTGAACTGAGGCACGGCAACCAATGAGAGCAGAATGTATTCAAGCAGTGGTTAACGCGATAGGTCGGTCTATTACTCAGGCGGAAGTTAAGGGCATTGAGAATAGAATCAATCAACACCACAAACGACTGGCACAAGATACCCCCGGCTGGATGGCAATGTCCAAAGCCGATCGCCTGCGCGAAGCGGCAAAGTCAGCGGCGGACGAGATAACCCGCGAAGCCAAGTTGAAAAAATGGCGCACGGCGCTCACCATTTTGGCCCATGACCGGGTAAAAAACTATGTTGATAGTTCTACCGATACCCCAGTGAATGCGCTTGGCAGGCTGATTGCTTTTGATTCAGACCAAAAAAGCGGCGTGTTGTCGGTTGAATCTCAGGCTAAAGCCATTCGGGATATTGCCTACTCCCAAATGTTAACGTTAATTGATACCACTAAAGGCAAATTCCTTAGTCTGTTGTCTGACCCCGAAAGCAGCAAGGCGGTTATCAAAGAACTCCACGGCGAGCCATCCGGCATAGCGGCCGCCAAACAATCCGCCAAAGAGTTTAAAGATGTTGCCGAAACTTTACGCCAGCGCTTTAACAATGCAGGCGGGGCGATTGGCCGCCTTGAGTCTTGGGCCATGCCGCGCAGTCATTCACAGCTTAAAGTTGCCAAGAACAGAGAGGCGTGGATCGACGACCATGTAAAATGGGCCGATCGCCGCTCGTATGTCAATGAGGACGGCAGCAGAATGTCTGATATTCAGTTGAGGGAGTTCTTCACCCATGCCGCCCAAACCATCGCCACTGGCGGAATTAATAAAGTCGAACCGGGGCGTTTCGCTGGCGGTAGTTTACGCGCCAATCACGGCAGCGAATCCCGCTCTATTCACTATAAAGATGCTGATAGCTTTATTCTCGCCCAACAAAAATATGGCGACAAAGACCTGCTAGCACTGCTTACTGGACATATTGACCGATTGGCGCGGGATATCGCCTTAACCGAAACGCTGGGGCCAAATAGTGATCTGCAATTCCGTACCCAAATGGATATGGCACAGCAATCTATGGTTAACGCAGACCCCGCTAAAGCCAAAAAGATAGAAAGTGAAATACTACGGGTTGAGCGGCTATACAAAGATGTGGCCGGACAAAACGATATTCCTGAAACGCCGTGGCTTAAAGAGGCATTCGACACTTATCGCAGCATTAATGTAGCGTCTAAACTCGGTTCCGCCGCTATTACCGCCATTACCGATCAGGGTAACTTAATGGTGACTGCCAAGGTCAATAACCTACCGGTGATGCAGGTTTTCGCCCAAGAAATGAAACTGCTTAATCCTGCGGATTCAGCTTCACGAGAAGCCGCTCGCCGCGCGGGCTTAGGCATTAACTATTATCTTAATGGGTTACAACGCTTTGGCGCTGAAACCCTTGGATCAGCGGGTGACACTTCGGGTGCACTATCCAGTAGTGCGCAGAAGATCGCCGGTTTTGTGCTGCGAGCCTCAGGGCTGAACGCCATGACCGCCGCCGGTAATCAGGCGTTCGGCATGGTGATGCTGGATACCATCGGCGGTATGACGCGCAAACATGCCAGCCTCGCACAACTGAATGCTAAAGACCGTACCCGCCTGCAAGGGATGGGCGTGACCGAGGCGGATTGGGCGGTGTGGCGTAAGGCAGATGTCAGCGACCTTAGCGGCATGGGGGATACTGTGCTTACCCACAATGAAATATTGGCGTTAAGCGATTCGGCCCTTACACCGCTGGCGAAACAGTTTGCTACCACCGCCGCGAAACTACGGAATACGGCGGCCACTAAATTGTTAGGTGTAGTGCAGGACGAAGCACAAATGGCGGTGGTCGAACCGGGAGCGCGTGAACGTGTGACCTTGCATCGGGGAACCACGCGCGGTACCTGGAGCGGGGAGATCTGGCGGTCAGCAACCCAGTTTAAAAGTTTCCCTATAGCGATGGTGATGCGCCATGCCCACCGTGCGCTGGCACAAGATGGAGCGGGTAAAGGCACCTACGCAGCGGCCATCATTGCGGCATCAACATTATTGGGCGGCATGGCTATCCAGCTTAACGAGATCGCCAGCGGCAGAGATCCACGCGACATGAGCAAACCGGAGTTTTGGGGCGGTGCGTTTCTGAAAGGGGGCGCGTTGGGCTTATATGGTGATTTCTTGCTAACCAACCAGACGCAAGGCGGCAATAGCTTTATTGCTTCCATCGGCGGGCCACTGGCCGGTGATATTGAATCAGTGGTGAAAATGACGCAAGGCGCGGCATTTAAGGCGATTGACGGTAAAGACCCGCATACAGCGGCCAATGTAGTGCGCTTTATCAAGGGTCATACGCCGGGGGCTAATTTATGGTATGCAAAAGCGGCGTTAGACCATATGATTTTCCACGATATTCAGGAACAGTTTTCACCTGGGTATTTAAGCCGTATGCGTCAACGAGCACAAAAAGAATACGACCAACAGTTCTGGTGGGCACCGGGTGAAACTGCACCAGGTCGTGCGCCAGATTTAGGTGCAGCTTTCGGCGATTAGTCAGGAAACCGAACGCCATAGCGGTAGACCATAGCCTCATCATACTGATGGGGCTTTTTTATGCACGAAGATTATAAGACGCGATTAACTACGTTATGCGACAAACTGACCGATGTTGTCCTGGCTGAATCTGATCCGGATAACTGGCCCGGTGCGGATAAAGCGATTAACGAGTTGAGCAAAGACGAGCGTGGCGATCGCTATTGGGATAAGAAGAATGCAGCGGCTTCGCTGACGCTGTTGATCAAAGTCCATTCGCTGATTGGTATGCACAACCGTGGCGGTAAAACCCCCGATAATAGCCCCTCCGCTGACGCCGAAGAAGAGATGGCAAAAGAAGTGGCCACCGCCGAACGTGACGCAAAACGTGTGGTTGAAAGGGCGCTTAAAAAAGCGAAGTGTATTCCGTGATTTCCTTTGCCGCATTCTATGTCATGTGGGCCAAGAGAATGCGCTGGGACGTTCCCGATTGCCATTGGCGTGCGGTTCACTGGCTGGAACATCGTGGAGATCTCGCCGTTCTGCGTTGTTTCCGTGGTTTCGGTAAGTCTACTATTCTGGCGGTTTACAATGCCTGGCGTTATTACCGCGATAATACCTATCGCATTTTGCACCAATCTGAATCCGACGGCACGGCTTATAAAACCTCTCGCGATACGCTTAACGTCCTACGCAATCACCCGCTGACAAAGGGTATGTTACCCGACGGTCAAGGTACGGTAGAACAATGGTGGGTGAATGGCTCGACCGACTCACGCAACGCTAGCATGTACGCCAAAGGTATTCTTTCCAACGTTACTTCGGCGCGTGCTGATGAATGCCAAAACGATGATGTCGAAGTGCCGAAGAATATCACCACCCCCGAGGCGCGGGAGAAGTTGCGCTACCGGCTGGAAGAGCAAACCCACATTCTGGTACCCGGCGGCCGTACTCTGTATATCGGTACCCCGCACACCCACGACAGCCTATATGATGAAATGGAACAAATGGGGGCGGATTGCCTGACCATTAAGCTGTTTAATCAAGAACACCGCATAGAAGAAAAGTCAGCCACCGAGAAACATTACCCGATACCCTTTCGCCCTGAGTATGTTTTTACCGGTATCTATAAAGGTGCTCGGCTACTGGTTGAGGGTAAAGACTATCGGTTGACTGGTACCGGTATTGAGTTTGCCGAAGCGCCTAACGTGCTAATCGACTGTTATGCCGATTGCGCATGGGAAGAACGATTTACCCGCGAAGAGATGAAAAAGCGGCGCAAGAAAACCCGAACCGTAAATGCCTGGGATAGTCAGTATCAGCTACACAGTAAACCTGTGGGTGATATCCGCCTTAACCCCGACCGTATGCGGGCTTACGACGTACACCCTGTTATTCGTTACGCCAACGGCGGTTGCACAATGTGGCTCGGTAGCATCCAGATAGTGGGTGCTGTGGCTTATTGGGATGTGGCACTAGGCAAAGTTAAGTCAGATGCTAGTGCCTTTACATTGATGCTTACCGATGCTCGCGGCCATCTGTACTGGCAAATATGTACGGGCCTAACCGGTGAGCTGGCCGACTTTGATGATAACGACAAGATAGTCGGCGGGCAGGTAGTACAAATCCGCGATTTCGTTATTCAGTATCAAATCCCCCACGTAGTAGTAGAGGTCAACGGCCCCGGTGGTTTTGCACCTAAATTACTACGTCAGGCACTAAAAGGCACTGGCTGTGGGGTAGCCGAAGAATTCTCCGTTGTTAACAAACAAAAACGTATCCTTGACGCACTTGAAGCGCCTCTCTCTTCCCGTTTTCTTTGGGCGCATGTTGATGTGCTTGACGGCCCTGTTTATGACCAAATGCGCGATTTCAATCCAAAATTAAAAAATCAAGACGACGACTTTATCGATTCGGGTTCTGGGGCTATCGGTCAAACACCGGTGCGGATTGGTAAATTAGTCGGGAAACCGAATGAACAAACGCGTGACCATTGGCAACCATACGGAGGCGATCACGAGGTCGCTGTTGATTATTAAGCCGAGGTCGCGCCATGGCATTACCAAACCAAACTCCTTACACGACATACACCGCAAACGGCATTACCACTGTGTTTCCTTTTACTTTCATGGTATTCAGCGCCTCAGATTTAGCCATTTCTTTCAATGGAACAGTGCTAACCAGTGGCTTTACAGTTTCCGGTGCGGGTGCCGTTAACGGTGGTGCTGTCACTTTCCTTACTCCTCCCGCGAACGGCGTTAAGGTAATGATCGCTCGCGATATGCCGCTTGTTCGCAACACTGAATATCAGAATAACGGGGATTTACTTGCATCAACCGTTAACCAGGACTTTGACCGGATCTGGATGGTATTACAGGGACAGGCGTTAAATGGTTTACTGGCACTTCGTCGGCCTTGGTTTAATTATAATTATTTTGAGGGGCAAGGGTACCGAATTGCTAATATCGCCGACCCGACAGCGCCACAGGACGCTACGACTAAGAAATATGTAGACGACTCTGTTAGTGCAAATTTGGGTAGTGCGGTACGCGTGCCTGACGGTTACATTCCACCTCTGCCTGATATTAGCCATCGTCGTAATAAGCTCTCTGCTTTTAACGATGCGGGGCAACCGATCGCTGTACTCCCTCAGAGTGGGAGCGCTTCTGATGTAATGATTGAACTAGCAAAGCCTACTGGGGCCTCTTTAGTCGGCGTTCAGCCGCAAGGTAATTTAAGCCAGGCGATTAACTGGGTAACACCAGAGCAGTTTGGGGCAATCGGTGACGGCACGGTACACCCGTTATCTGAGCGCTACGCAACTCTTGCAGCGGCGCAAGCAGTGTATCCACATGTTACTTCACTGGGCCAGACTATCGACTGGGCGGCGTGCCAAGCTGCTGAAAACTATACGAGGGGGATAGCCTGTGTATGGGTTAAAAGAGTGGTTAATTATCACTTAGGGGATGAACAGCTAACACTAAGCGAGCAGTCTTGGTGGATTGGTTATGCAGACCCTCAGAATGATAAGCCGGGCGCAAGGTTTACTAAAAACTTACCGCTAACATCACAGGGTATAGACGCTTGCTCTATAGTTTGTGTTGCCGTTAGTAGTGGCCCTGACATCTTCCAGCGCGGGATAGTTTTTGATGGATTTCAATTAAGATATCCAGTGGCGCGTAGAGCAGCAACAAAGGGGAAGGGAACTGTTGGGTTACATATTGGAACTGCTATTAAAAGTAAGTTTAACGTATCAGTTTGGGGAGCGGAATACGCAGTTTATGACCCCGCAGGGTGGAGTAATACGGGCAGGTTAGCTTGGGATACGTGTCACAAGGGATATTTCCAGCCACCCAAAATAGCGGCAGGGGTTTATGCTGGGTTGGGTGGGCATACTTCCAATGATTTTCGTATAGAGTCGGATATGTGTCCATTTCCTATAACGCTATTCGGTGATGCTTATAGCCAGTATCTTGGCTATTATGAAGGGATAAGTCTAACCGATCCTATTTATGATGCCGCAAATGAAACAGCCTGTGGGATTACATCCATATCTGCTCACACGGTTACGCTTAGAATGGGGCGAGAACTATGGAATGGAGTAGACACATGCTTATATTTAGATAATGAGGTCACATTAGAAATAATGCCGTTTAGCGACGCGCAATATCCGGCCAGCACAGGTGAAAGCACTAGCCTTGATAGTTTTTATACTAACTGGGGCGGATCAAACACAATCGCTAACTTTAAGTGCTTGAAGTTAGGTCGAGCTATTCATAACATGTATAGCGATAAAGCATCAACTTTGGTTATAAAAAATGCCGGTTACTACATGGGTAATGTCAGAACTGATGTCACTGTAACTCGATACTTCTTTAATGGAGGGGGGAGTTTATCTTCAAATATCGTTCTTATTGGTGGGTGTTTAAATATCACTCAAGAAAGCGGAGCAGCACCGACTGCATTTTCTTTGAACGTTATTGATTATTCTAAAGCCGATATTCAAGGGTGTCGCGGCGCAGAGGTTTATATTAGTCCAAGTACAGTTTATAAATGGCAGTCAAAAAATAGATGGGTTGCCAGAAATAATGTATCAGTACCTATGACTATATCAGGAACTAATGGTCAATATGCGGACTTCTCCGCACCTGCTGGATATGACATCGTGGATATTCACAGATTAACTACAGATCTAGGAATCGAGGGAAATTACATTCAATACCGACCGGCCATTTATTCGTATGATATTGCGACTGCAGCATTGCGGGTGGGGACTACATTTTACACATCGCAGTTGACAGCCTATGGTATGCCAATTATTAGAGTTAGAAACTCTTATGTCGGTTAGGGGCCATGTTTTTTGAGAGGGTAGATGTTTAGCAAGCATGTGTGTAGCCATAATATATAATGGCTACACACATCTAATTAAAACTGTGCTTAGTCTTACCAAATATTAAAGACTTATTTTTCTATTTTATGATTTAGCATCATAGTTTTCATTCGATTAGATATTTTAACACTAGAATTATCTACATATTTATAGTAAGGGATTGATAAGGCGTAAACGATTAATAGCGTAAACAGTGAAGCAATAAGTGCGGAAACCGAATAGGAAGCTCCCGTAGAGTAGCTAAAATTAAATATGTAAGGGCATGTAACATACATGATTGGCTGGTGAAGAATGTAAACAGAAAAAGATAACGCGCCCATTGTGTTAAGTTTTTTATTGGCGAATATTTTAGATAAAATATCAGATTTAAGTATGGAGAAAACAAAAATGAAACCACCAATATTGTTAAATAAAATATAATTATCTATGGGGCGATTATAAACCGATAGACTAACATTTCTGTCAATCCATTGGTAAAAAAGGCCATTTGAATGGTAACCGCACAGGAATAATCCAATAAATAGTAAGGTTAGTGCTGTTTTTCTATCTAGTTTTATATTCAAAAGGTAAATGATAACCCCAGATAAAAATGAGGCGTAATATATATCATCACTTTTTTTATTTCCATAAAAAAAGGAATTGCCATGGTTATAATTACTAGGGATTTTTTGTATTTCACATTGGGCAAAATAAAACATAATAAAAATACTACCATAGAACCGAAAAACTCTATTTTCATTGTCCATAATGACCAATTATATCCAGCTCTCCCAGAGAAAAAAGCCCCTATCGTACCGCTATATATTGCATCAATAATTGATGGGGTTTTAATTCCATAATTCCTCGCCCAATCCCCTAGTGCAGAATTGTCTACAGGAATAAACTTGAAAATCATAAAGGCTAAAATACAGGACAAAAGAGCTGGAGGCATTAATCGGAAATATCGTTTAATAACCATTCCTGTGGAATTCTGTGCGATATTATTTTTTTCTAGAATGACGTGGCTTAAAATAAAGCCGCTTAAGACAAAGAAAATACCAACAGCAGCAGCCCCCGAATAGATGAATGCAAAAGGGGAGCTATGCAACCAAATATCGATTGGTGTACGTGCATTTGATATGTTACCCGTATGCATTGATGGGGAAAAAGTAGACGAAAGGTGTGATAGAAAAACCATGAGGCACGCTATTCCGCGAATCCCTTCTACTGATCCAAGTTTATTGTTCATATTTCATCCTTAATAAGATATATGGATCATCTCATTGCGTCAGGTTAATGACAACCCCCTCCCCCTTAAAGTCGGGATTCCGACCACCCCCTCTAATTAAACTATAAGCACCTTTAGCAACTGGCCCCGTCTGGGGGTGCTTATGAAAATGGATACCTCTAATTCCCTGACATACTGGTGGTCCGCTTTACTCGGTGTTTTCTCCCTGCTATCGCTGCAAGATTATGTTTTTATTCTCGGGGCGGTCATTTCTGCGTTCTTTACCATCAAAACCTATTACGCCAAGCGGCAGGAAGAGAAAGCCCGTTTACTTGAGGAAACGCGGCGTACCAATATTATCGAAACTTTTCTTAGTAACGCGGATAAGAAGCCAATCAAAGATCGTTCAGCGGCTGTCGGTGTGGTAGTTGAAGCAACTAAAAAGGCGGCTGCTCATGCCGTTGAATAAAAGCAAACTGAGTAAGACCGTGCTGGCTTTGATAATTGCGGGGGCCAGCGGTACGGTAATTCTTGGCGGTTTTCTGGATGAAAAAGAGGGGAATCGCCTTTCTGCTTATCGGGATGGACAGGGCAAGCCGACTATTTGCCGTGGTATTACTTACATCGACGGTAAACCCGTGCTGATGGGGATGAGACTTACCGCCGCTCAATGCGACAAACTCAACCAGAAAGAAGCTGCCGCCGCTATTGCATGGGTAGAACGTAATGTTCATGTTCCGCTCACTGAGCCGCAGAAAGCCGGTATAGCATCATTCTGCCCGTACAACATTGGCCCCGCTAAATGCCTCCCATCTACGTTTTATTACAAACTCAATTCCGGTGACCGCAAGGGCGCATGTGCTGAGATCAAACGCTGGATTCACGACGGCGGCAAAGATTGCCGCATTCGTTCTAATAACTGCTACGGGCAGATAGAACGGCGGGATCAAGAAAGCGAATTAACCTGCTGGGGGCTGGATGAATAAGACACTCATTGCGGCATTAATATCTTTATCTGTCGGGGCGGGCGCTGCGTGGTGGGTTCAGGACATGCGCTGGGATACTGATGTAGCAGATTTGAAACTCAGGCAGGGTGAAGCACTGAAAGCCGTTAGCGACAAGGCGCTAGCGGATACTGAAACTCATATCACTACAATGAAAGCATTTCAAAAACGCCTGGCTGAACTGGATAAACAACACTCGGAGGATCTGGCTAATGCTCAAGCCGAAAACAATCGTATGCGTGATGATGTCATTGCCGGTACTCGCCGGGTGCGCATTGCAACCGCCAATCTTGCAACCTGTCAGCTCACAAAAAGCGGAGACTCAACCACCGGCGGCGTGGGCGATGGTACCACCATCGAACTCTCTCAAGCTGCTGGACGAAACATTCTCGATATCAGATCCGGTATTATCAGCGACCAGGCAAAACTAAGGTATTTGCAAGATTATGCGCGGAGCATCCTGCAAAAGAATTAA